AAGCTGTATTACGGCTTAGGTGATGACGGAAATGGCGAGGCCACTTCAATCATCACTGTTGGCGGCTCTGGAGCATTTTTCAGTAAAACTGACACGAGATCTGCAAACGCTGTTCTTGCAGGTCCAACTACTGGTTCGGACGCCAACCCAACATTCAGGGCATTAGTTGCTGCTGATATTCCCAGCATCGCCCACACCAAAATTAGTGATTTTGACACTGGTGTGCGGACTAACCGCCTGGACCAGATGTCTAGCCCAACGGGCAATGTTGACATCAACTCAAACAAGCTGACTAACGTAAGCGACCCAACGTCGGCTCAAGATGCAGCAACTAAGGCTTACGTCGATGCGGTCAAAACTGGCCTAGATGTCAAAGACTCGGTAAAGGTTGCCACCACGGCAAACATTACTTTGTCTGGAACGCAAACGATCGACGGCGTTTCTGTCTCTGCTGACGATCGTGTTCTGGTCAAGAACCAGTCAACAGCCTCACAAAATGGCATTTACGACTGCAAGTCAGGCACCTGGGCACGCTCCAGTGACTTTGACGAAAACGCTGAGGTCACCTCTGGCGCGTTTGTCTTTGTTGAGCAAGGCACTGTTGGAGCAGATCAAGGCTTTGTTCTGACTACTGACGGTTCAATCACCGTTGGCAGCACATCGCTGAGCTTCACGCAGTTTTCAGGCGCAGGCTCAATCACTGCAGGCGATGGTTTGCAGAAGTCTGGCAGCACCATTTCTGCCGATCTCAAAGCCAATGGAGGCCTGGTCATTGAATCATCGGAGCTAGCTCTAAAACTGGACGCATCCAGCATTACCGGAACACTTGCAGTTTCTGATGGTGGTACGGGTGGAACGAGTGCATCTGCCGCACGCACCAATCTTGGTCTGGCAATCGGCAGTGACGTTCAGGCATACGATGCCCAGTTGGCCGATGTTGCTGGTTTGTCGACCACCGATGGTGGCTTCATTGTTGGCAATGGCAGCAACTTCATTATTGAAAGCGGCTCAACCGCAAGAGCTTCTCTTGGAGTCAGCATTGGCAGCCAAGTTCAGGCATACGATGCCGACCTCGACGCTCTGTCTTCCTGCCAGTCAGGTGGCGCTTCTGCACTTGCTGCACTGACCTCTACAGAGATTCAGATTCTTGATGGAGCGACAGTTACTACTGCCGAGCTGAACATTCTCGACGGCGTAACTTCAACCGCTTCTGAGCTGAACATCTTGGATGGCGTTACTGCGACGACTTCTGAGCTGAACATCCTTGATGGTGTTACCTCAACGACTGCTGAGCTAAATATCCTTGATGGCGTTACGTCTACAGCTGCTGAGCTAAACGTCATTGACGGCAACACGTCAGCGACATCAACAACGCTGGCAGCGGCTGACCGCATGGTGATCAATGACGCTGGCACTATGAAGCAGGTTGCGCTCTCTGATCTGGTGACCTTCCTCGCCAACGGAACGGCTAGCTCGTTCGTTGTCGATGGCGGCACTTATTGATCGGAGTAACCGATGGCGAACACAATCAAGCACAAGCGCGGAAGCGGCTCTAACCCGAGTGCTTCCGATCTAGCTGTAGGCGAACTCGCCATTAGAACTGATACGGGCGTTGTCTTCACCAAAAAGGATGATGGGACAGTTGCTGAAATCGCAGGTGGAGGCGGTGAAGCAATTAACGACCTATCTGATGCTGTAACTAACAGCTCAGGATCGACCATTGGCCTTGGCGCTAATGCGCTTGAAAATGATGATGGCACCTCAAATAACAACACAGCCCTCGGCAGATATGCATTACAAGCAAACACTTCTGGCGCGGGGAATACGGCTTGTGGTTATGCGGCTATGGACGAAACCACTACGGGTATTTATAACACTGCATTAGGCGAAAATGCTTTAGATTCAAACACTACAGGTGGCTACAACGTTGCCATCGGTAGATACGCTGGCGCAGATGCAACTACAAAGCACCAAAATACAAGTGTTGGACACGCTGCAGGCAAAGGAAGCACCGGCACTGAAAATGTATATATAGGTTCAAATACTGCTTACAGTTCAGGCTTGCGCAACAGAAACGTTGTAATCGGCGCTAGTGCTGGTTATGCAATGACAACCGGCAGTGACAACGTAATTCTGGGGGAAGACGCGGCACATAGTGGAACGAACAATCTCACGACTGGCAGCAATAACATCATTATTGGTGGTCAAGCTGCTGCAAGTTCTGCAACTGTCTCTAACGAAATTACTTTAGGCAATGCCAGCATTACCAGCCTTCGTATTCCTGGGCTGCAGTCTGGTGCGTCTAACGGGCAAGTTCTTACTTACAACTCAACAGATGGCGACTTAGAGCTTGCTGATGTGTCTGCGACGGTTGCTAACGGTTGCATCTACGAGAACTCGCAGACTATCTCGTCTAACTACACGATTAGTACCAACAAGAACGCTATGAGCGCAGGGCCGATTACTGTCAACGCAAGCGTGACAGTTACGATACCCTCTGGAAGTACCTACACGATTGTTTGATGCCAACACCTAAGGAGATCGCACAGCATTATTCCGCTGCAATGGACAGCGTGAATCTGATTAACGACCTAATGGCTCAAGACAGCCGCACAGAAGAAGAGCAAAACACGGTGGATCGAAACGTTGACCACTTGGAGATCATGGTTGCTAAAGACTTTTGGACTACAGAGGACCTGACTCCTCTAAACAACGCCATCACTGCTGGATCTTGATGCAACGCCCTGACCCAATGATCGCCTCCAAGCCTGGAGCAGAAGATGTAGAGGCTATGTCTAATCGCGTTCAATGGTTGAACGAGCTGTATATCTACGACGGTCGCGACAAGCGTGACCATTCCATGCATGGCACTTACACCGGCCTTGCACAGAAGTACCAACAATTCGCGAGCTGATGGCCAAGTCACTTAGTGGGCACAATTTTGTGCCTAGCAAACCCAAAAAGACTCGTCAAGGGGATGGATCACATTCAAAACCGTCCCATGGACGAAAGAAGTATCGTGGCCAAGGAAAACGTTAGTTCTCTTCCCAATGTTCAAACTTCTCATTGCGAGTGGTGTCGCCGTTTCAGCAGCTGTGCTGGCATCTCCTGCGGCAAAAGCCGACGGTTTTTACCTGAATCCTGAGTGGAACGGCGGCTGGTCAGGTTCTGACTTTGGCGGTGCCGTTCTCGACGGCCACGTCGGTTATGAAGCTGGTGCTTTTTACATTCAGGGCGGTCCTTCCTGGCTGCAACCTGATGCAGGTGACACTGAGGTTGGCTTCTCCGCTAAGACCGGTGTTTCTGCCGCTGTTGCAGAACCTCTGGATGTTTACGGCGAAGTGTCCTATGCCAAGTACAAGGATGCTGACGCTGGCTATGGCCTTAAAGCTGGTTTGAAGTACAAGTTCTGAGCTATAACTCGAACGACTCTTCACACAGGTCAGCAGGAGGCTCCCTTTTTTGGGGGCCTTTTGTTTATCTATTTACTATGAGCACCAAACTCAACGGCAACAGGTTCTCTCCTATGGGAAGTCGTGTTCCAACGGAGCTTTTACCAACTGCTATCCGGTACGAACATGCAAGAGCAATACTGTTCGACCAGTTCGGTCAACACAGCAAAGCTAGAGAGTGCGAAAAGCTGAAGCGTTATTACGAGCGCCGTAGCATGGATGAGTGCGTTTAAGACTCATGCAAAAGGTCTACAACCTGCTCGGCGTCCTGGGCTTTGTGATGTCTGGGACAATGGCTGTCATGGGAGTGGTGGCTTACACCCGCGTTCCATCAATGGTCAAAAGCTACGTCAGCAACTTGAAGCTTGAGTTGACGGAAACGATTACTGAGATGGTGCCAGGTCAAATTGACCAAGCCATGCCAGAGTTGCCGACCAGCACTGGACCGGCCGTGCCGTTCAAAGTTCCATGAGCGATCAGGTCAATTCACCAGCGCACTACACCAAAGGTCGCGTCGAAGCTATCGAGGTGATCGAAGATGTGGTCGCTGGTGCGCCTGATGCTGTAACTGGCTATTTGGTGGGGCAGACCATGAAGTACTTGCTGCGGGCATGGCACAAGGGCAACACCGTGCAAGACCTGCAAAAAGCGGCTTGGTATTTGAACCGTGCTATCGACAGGTTCAACGCTTAGGTCACCATCTTGGTATTGGCGGTTGGATCATCGTCATGAGCTTCCGGCCCGAAGCCTTCAGACTTGATTTTTGCCATGTCAAGTTCTGGCGCGGGTGCCTCAGGTTTCTTGTCAAACGACGCTAGCCATTCCCGTAGCGCGTCACCTGTAGGCGTACCTTTGGGCCACTTCACCCATTTGAGGATCGCTTTTGGATCGGTGAATGGTCTAGCTGAGTTGCCGCACAATACGGTGTAAACAACAGGCGGGCCTTCGCGTCTGCGGTTACGTTCAATCCACAACTGTCCTGCCGTAAACCGCTCTGACTTCATGCCTCAAATCCGTGAGATAGGTGTGCAGAGGATTGGCGTTCCTGACATCTCTGTAAGTCAACCAATCCCGCCCCCTGTTTTACCAGCTGCAGCCCCAGTCACTTCAGCAGCGTTCCCAGTTATTGAAATGCCTGGATGCGTTAGAGCGCGGGTTGGCAAGGGTGGTGGTGTTGAGACGTTTGAGGACGACCCACGAGGCACAATTACTTTGTGCGATGGAAGTGTCCCGGTGTACGAGGCGCCTGACTACAGGCCCCGTGACTTCACTTGGGTCAAACCACCAGAAGCGCAAATAAAAAGGCCGGAGCTGGAAGCCCCGGCAGCGATCCCTTCCCCAAGTGTGCCGGGTGCCGACCCCGACGATTCAAGACTGCCACCAGATCCACCGTGCCCAGCTTTCGGCGCAAAAGAAATCGGATCGTTTAACAAATTAGGGACAGAGGTCCTTGCGGGCTATGAGTTGCAAGACGGCAAATGTGTAGCGCTTTGGGATCCTGTGCCTGTCGCACAGGTTGTCAATAATTATGTGCCTGATGTTGGTCCAACCGTTTCAGTTGCGGTGACTGCAGCGTTTGCGACTACTGCGGCCATATTGAGCAAGCCAATCGCATCAGTACTGCAGAAGTTGGCCAAACCAATCACGAAGAAGGTCGTGAAGAAGCTTCTTTTGAAAAAGGAGAAACCGGTATCCTTACGGGAGCGGATCCTGGCGCAACGAGATCGGAATCGCGCACTAATGGCTTTACGTCGGGCTGTGGGTAAATAATTTCATGAGTATGCTCCTTGAAAGGGATTGGCTTTAGGACTACATCTGCACAAATAGCCTTGAAAGGACTGTTGTTGGAAAAGCCATAACCCTCGCGCAGCGCTTTCGCACAGGCGGAAAGCCGGCCCATTTCGTAATTTAACCGCTTGTCAGCAAGGCTCTGTTCATAGAGCGCGACCTGTTTCTGTGCTGCCTTCAAGCACATGTTTATGGCCCGACGGTCTAGTGGCACTGAAATAGTGGCAGTGATGCCAAAGTTGTTGCTGTAATTGCTGCGATAGCCTGTCCTCATTGGCTTCATGAACAAGACTTTCCCAGGATTGTCAGGAATGCCGTCTGGCCCGTCTAGGCCTGTTTCTGGATCGGTCAAGCCGTAGTTGTCGCTGTTGTCGTAAACCGGCTCTTCATAGTATTCATTGTTAGGCCTACCCCAAGAGTGAACTCCAGACACAAAAGGCGACACATTTAAAGTCGCTCCGTCACACTGAATTCCAGAGCCGAAGCTGAACTTTTGGTATTGACCTGGGGTGATCTGCACAGCCTGATTAACCACTGAGCCACTGCTATTACTCACCGGAGATGCAGTCGCACTGACCTGTGCAGCGGCAGGTGCCGTGTATATCAAGCCGAGTAGCAGCGCAGTTGCTGTCGCTCTCATTGGCTAAATGTGCTGGTGGAGTCGGTCACGCTCTCAATAATGGTCTCCCTGTCAATGATTACTTTCTCAATTAGGCCAGGTCCTTGATAGGTCTCAGCGAATTGAAAAGCAGCACCCGGTGTTGACTGCACCCAGCTGCTGCGATTGGCAAGGTCTAAGCCTGTACCGCTAACAGCAGGACTAACGACTCCGCTTGACGGCTTTACCCCAGTGCCTGTCACTGTGTACTCCCAGCCAGTACGGTGCGATTCCGAGACAATGCTCTCCTTCACAATCGTCTTGGTCTCTGTGTGAGTCGAGACGACACCTTGGCTGAAATTAGGCACTACAGGTACAGCTGCCGCTGGTGATGCCAGCAGCAGCAATAGCGCACTAGCGGCTCTGCAGTTCACTGATCACTTGACCGATAGCGCTGGTGTTAGCTCCACCTGGGGCGATCGTAATAGTGCCAGCTGTGGTGACGCTTCCACTTAAGCCAGTGTTAGTGCCTGCAGCCGTGCTGGTCACATCGCCGAAGGCGGGCACAGCCCCAACAGTTGGAGCCGAGGTAGGGACCAAGTCGCCTTGAGTGAAGCTAGTGCTGTATGTAAAAGCGTTTCCAGCTGTTTTTTGCGTTGCGTCTGGAATCGTGACGGCATTGACGCCGTTTGTTGCTGCTCCGAGCCCACCAAGAGCGTCGGCGGTGGTATTGCCGCCTGCAGTGACCGAGGTATCGACTCCGCTTCCGCTAATTGAGTAGCTATTACCCAGCCGAACAGCGCGGCTTGAAGCCCCACCTACATCCAACTGAACACTGCTACTGAGCCGATGAGTCAAGTCAGCTTGGGCAGGGGCAGCGAGCAAAGTAATCCCCAATACCAAAAGTGTGCGCTTCATTTGGTGGTGGAAGTAGTGCTTTTACTTTCAAGGTTAACGCTTTCATCTTTTTTCTTCTTCCCTGTTCTGTTCATGGTCAATCCATAGCTGGCAGCCGTTGAACTCAGCAGTGATGCGCTGAATGTCACGTCGATTTGACCCTTGAAATAACCGACGTAATTCGCGGTGATAATCGCCATCGCCCACAGCATGATTGTGATGCGGACAAAGTCGCCTAACCACCCATTGCTGTGGTCTTCTTGCTCTTGGCTCTGCGCTTCCTTACTTTCTGCCATGATGGTTTGACGCTAGAGGTCGAATGGTGGTTGAAGTCTGGGCTGCAGTAGCTGGAGCGTCTGTTGGCGTGGCCTCAGCTGGGCTGACGGGAATGAGCCGTCAAAGCCAGCAGGGGCGTGACTCCTTGATACGCCTTACGACCGCTGTAGACAACCTAGCCAGCCGTCTTGATGTGCTCCACGCAGACATCAGAACTCGCGATCAAGAAATCTTTGCGCGACTGGCAAATCTGGAGCAGTCAGTAGCGCGACTGGAAGGACATAGCAATAGGAACTAAGGTATTGATGCTGTTCAAAACAGTCTCATGCTTTTAGTACTCAAGCCCTTGGTCATGACCATGTGGCGCTCAAGGGCATTCAAAGAGTTGATTGTCGCGATGCTCGAAAAGATTGTTACTCGCACTGACAATGACTTGGACGATCTTGCTGTGAAGCATTTAAAAGAGCTGCTTCTGCCTGACACTCGTGTGGAGAAGTGAAGCTATCCGCGTTTTCGGCAACTGGCTGGTTTATCGCAGGCAGCGCGGTAACGCTGCTGCTCTGCGGGTCGATGGTTGTTTTCATCGCTGGATACACCGCTGGCACAGGCACTTGCGATCAAGCAAGATCAGGCCAGCTTTAGCTGTAACCGGCGTGTTGAGCCTGCTGCCGTTCTTCGAGTTCTTCCGTGGTACGCCCCACCAGTTGGCTGCAATTAAACAACTTGAGGAGTCAATGCCAACGGAGCTATTGGAGGAGCACGAGGCAGATTGGTTTCAGGCGTGGAAAGAGAGTGGGTATGACCAGCAGATCTACATGCCTTACTTCCGGCAGTGGGACAACAAGACTGGCACCGGTTATAGGGAATGTTTTTCAAGCGCAGCCGCGATGGTGGCAGCGTTTTACAAGCGCGTTAAGACGGATGATGAATACAACGAGATTCGCGCTAAATACGGTGACAGCACGTCGGTAGACGCTCAGTTAGCAGCATTACGCAGCTTGGGTTTGCAGGCCGAGTTCCGCAAAGACGGTGATGCTGATTTGGTTGAAAGAGAGCTAGAGGCCGGCCGCCCCGTCATGGCAGGTTGGCTCCATGTTGGAAATATGCTTCTTGGCGAGCCACCAATGTGCAACGCATTGGGTTGCGGGCATTGGAGCGTCATAAGCGGCTATGCAGGCAAGAACAGCAGTGATCCTGAGTGGATCATGCAAGACCCTCGTGGTTATCCCGAGATGGAGAAGGGTGGTCACAGTAACCCGCATCTGGGACGGAACGTCCGTGTCAGGCAGGCTGCATTCCATCAACGCTGGCAAACTGAAGGCCCAAAAAGTGGCTGGGTGATCTTGGTCAGTGACTGAG